ACAACAAATCTTTATACCTTACAGGTAGACGAAAGAGGTCAAACAGAGCTTGTTACAACAGATGTAACTTCATTAGATGCAAGTACACAAAATGAACTGGCAGATCGAGTTAACCAAACGCCAGATAGAACCGGATATGATGGATATCTTATCGGTGATGGAATAGCACCTAATGGTGAAGCATTTGGAAGTGGCATTAGCTTTCCAATATCACAAGCAAAAGGTGATTATTTTTTACGCACTGACCTATTACCAAATAGATTATTTAGATATGACGGAACGAGGTGGATTAAAATGGAAGATAATGTACGCATGACACTAACAAATAAAGATACACGAGACACATTTAAAACAGGATTTATCAATAATACTAAATCTAGTAAAATTGCAGGTAACACCGTTGAAGAAAGACAAAGTTTATCACAAGCACTTAAACCAAAGGCAGATAATTAATGCAACATTTTTATGATGGACAAATACGTAGGTATATAACCCAATTAATTAGATTGTTCAGTAATTTTTCTTACAAAGACGGAGAAGGAAAATTGACACAGATTCCTGTTATGTATGGAGATATTACAAGACAGGTAGGACATATATTAAGAGACAATTCTGAGAACAAAATACCATCTGCACCACGAATGGCTGTTTACGTTACAGGACTTGAGCAAGATAGATCAAGGACTGCTGATTCTTCATACGTACACAAAATACATTTACGTGAACGTGCATATGATGATAACAATAAAGAGTATTTGAACACACAAGGAAAAAATTATACAGTAGAAAGAATCATGCCTACTCCTTACACATTGAATGTAAACGTAGATATTTGGAGTACAAACACAGAACAAAAATTACAAATTATGGAACAAATTTTAATGTTGTTTAATCCTAGTTTAGAAATACAAACCACAGACAATTATGTAGATTGGAGCAGTTTATCTGTAGTTGAACTAACAAGTTTAAGTTTTTCTAGTAGAACTATACCTATAGGAACAGAATCTGAAATTGATGTTGCACAAATGGGCTTTACTACTCCTATATATTTAAATTTGCCAGCAAAGGTAAAGAAACTAGGAGTTATAACAAATGTTGTTATGAGCATTTTTGATGAATCAAAAGGAACTGTTGATCTAGGAAATACTACTCCTGAACTACAAGCCTACGATGACTCGGAAAGTATGCATCCTAAAATGGATAAAATTTTAAACAGATCAGAAAGATCCGGAGTACATTTAAGTATGTCTACCTACAAGGATTATGACATACTGGTCATGAATAATATAGCACAGATTGTTGATCGAGGTATTGTGGGAAGTATTCAATGGGACGTAATTACAGAAGCTCTTCCAGGAACTTTTAGAACTGGTATATCACAAATACAACTTAAACGTAAATTACTTGAGGGCGAGAGTGTCGGTATAAGTGTAAATGCAAGTGTGGCTATAAACGAATTAGATAGAACGAAACTTATCTTAACATATGATGCTGATACTATTCCAACTAATACAGACTTGCCTTCACCAAGTGGACGTAATAATACAGGATCGGTTGATTTTATAGTGGATCCATTAAAATTTAACCCTGCTGGATCTAAGACAAACGGATTAAGATTACTTTTACTAGGTCCAATTAATACTAGTGCAAATGTTGGCGGGTTAATGACATATGGTCAAGACCCAACAGATGGTAGTTCAAAAGACCCTTATGATGGACCAGATGCTTGGAAGAATACAGACGGATCAGATTTTGTTGGTGGTGAAAATGATGTTGTAGAGTGGGATGGTACGAAATGGCATATAGTTTTCGATGCAAGTGCTGATGAAGGAACAACAACCAAGTATCTAACCAATTTAAACACAGGTGTTCAATATAGATGGACTGGTACAGAATGGATTTTATCGTTCGAAGGTGAGTACCAAAAAGGCACTTGGCGTCTAGTATTTTAAGATAATTATTTGTATGAGTGAAGAAATCATATGTAGCGGAGCTCTCTTCTATTGTCTTAAAACAAAAAGATTTTTATTATTACATAGGACGCAGAGCAAACAAAGAAATGTATGGGGACTTGTAGGTGGTACAAACGGCAAAAATGAATCGCCTTGGCCTGCACTAGAACGTGAAATTAAAGAAGAAATTGGGACTTTACCAAGTATTATAAAAACAATTCCGCTAGAAACTTTTGTTAGTGTAGATTCTAAGTTTCATTTTCATACATATCTGTGTGTTGTAAAAGAAGAATTTTTACCAAACCTTAATAACGAACACGATGGCTATGCATGGGTAAGTTTTGGTAAATGGCCAAAACCGTTACACATGGGCTTGAGAAACACTTTACAAAATAAAACCAACCAAACAAAATTACAAACTGTTTTTGATTTGATAGGATACTTAGAAAATGAAAAGACTTAAAAATATAACAATAGTAGGTGGAGGTTCGGCGGCTTGGCTTGCCGCGACCTATATACAAAATAATTTCTGGGATATTCCTCTCACAGTAATTGATAAAGAAGTAGGTAATCCAATTGGAGTTGGTGAAGCAACTGTGCTTACATTTCCATATTTTTTAAGGCAATGTGGTGTAAATTTGCCACAATGGTTTCAGAACGTAGATGGTACATATAAGGCAGGTATTGACTTTCCTAATTGGGTCGAACCAGGCAGAAAAATTTATCATCCTTTCTTTGTAAATAGGTCATACTTTGATTTGAAATGTACACAATATGATATATGGGCACAGAAACAAGACTTGGATTTTAGAGAACATAGCTTACCAAGTTATTCTACTACAATGGCAAATAAAGTTGACGTCTTTAATGCTTTTGAAACTCTAGCATATCATATTGATGCTGGTAAACTTGTAAAAGAATTACAAAATATTTGCTCAAATACGGTTAACGTAATTAAAAGTGATGTAGTTAAAGTAAACAGAGACCTAGATGGCTATATAACCAGCCTTGAACTTAAGAATGGTACAACACACCAATCAGACTTTTACCTGGACTGTACGGGCTTCTTATCGCTGTTAAAAGACCGAAAAAAGGTCGAATTAATAGATACAGGCAGGCTGTTTACCAATGCCGCTGTGGCAGGACATGTACCATATGAAGACTTTGAAAAAGAGTGTACACCATACGTAAGTTGCCCTGCTGTTGATCACGGTTGGATTTGGAAAATACCCACACAATCAAGGATTGGTTCTGGTATGGTATTCAATAGTGATATCACAGATCCAGATGAAGCTAAGAAGTATTTTTGTGAACATTGGAATAATAGAATCAAACCAGAAGATCTAAAATTAATAGATTGGACACCTTACTATAGCGAAAACTTTTGGGAAAAGAATGTTGTATCAATTGGTTTAAGCGGAGGATTTATTGAACCACTAGAGTCAACTGGTTTAGCAAGTATGACATATGGTGTACAAAAACTCTCAGAACATATTCCGCAATACGCTTATACCCAAGATTCAATAGAAACGTATAACAGAACAATGATGTCTTGGTATTCAGATGCAGTTGATTTCGTAGGCAGTCACTATGCAGACACTAAATGGAATACAAAGTTTTGGAATTACGTTAAAGAAAAACACGTGAAATCAGAAAGACATTTATTTTATGAAGATTGGTTGAAAGATCCACAAAGAAGTTTTTATTCTGATATAACAAGTAGCACACTGTTTCACCCACAAAACTGGCAACTTTGGTTGATCCAGATGGGCTATCAAACTAATGTTGATCTTAATAGATTAAGTCCAATGCAGATTGATTTTGCAATGAACGAATTTATGACCGCAGAATTAATGAGAAATAAATTAAGCCTACCACATCAAGACGCTATAGACACCACCAACTTGGGATATGATTGGTTTGTTCGGGCTACTAGCACAGGAGACTTTAAATGAAGATAGTGGTTGTGGGAGGTGGAACCGCTGGTTGGCTGGCCGCTTTGATGATATCAAAAATAAGACCAGAACATAATGTAACTGTTATAGAAAGCAGTAAGATTGGCATCATAGGAGCAGGTGAAGGAAGCACAGGCTCGCTAACAAATATTGTGCAAAATGAAATGGCCAATATGGGTTGTGTAGAACAAGATTTTATACGTGAATGTGATGCCACGATAAAATTAGGCATAAAACACATAGGTTGGAACAAGGATACAAAGTCACATTATTATGGACCAATAGATGGTTCTCCAACAAGTGGCGATTCGGTAGACATTGTATTCCAACATGCACTAGGTTATAGAGAACAAAATCTATTACATGTATCAACAGAACTAGGATATAAAATTGAACACAACAAAAACAGTTTTGTAGAACACAACGGTAATCATGCATATCATTTTGATGCACACAAAGTCGGAAAATATTTCAAAAAAGTTTCTTCCAACGTGACTGATATAGATAGCGAAGTAGACGAAGTCATTTTAGATCCAGAATCTGGATGGGTAACTTCGTTAAAATTAAGTAATGGCAATACTGTGCATGGAGACATGTTTATAGATGCAAGTGGATTTAATCAAATATTAATGAAAGCTGTAGGTTCAAAATGGAAGAGTTACAAAGAAAATTTACCTGTGAATTCAGCATTACCATTCCTTTTGCCCTACGAAGATGATGAGGTCATTGAACCAGTAACAAATGCTTGGGCACAAAAAAATGGATGGTGTTGGCAAATTCCAACTCTTAATAGAAGAGGTTGTGGTTATGTGTTCAGTGATGATTTTGTTACACCAGAACAAGCTCAAGATGAACTTGAACAGAACATAGGAAAAAAGATTGAACCTATTAGATTGCTTAAATTTGATAGCGGAAGGCAGGAACAGCTATGGATTAAAAATGTTTTATCGATTGGTCTTTGTGCCGCTTTTGCAGAGCCTTTGGAAGCCACAAGTATTCATACAACAATCTTTCAATTGAAACATTTTGTTTATGCTTGTTTAGGAAAAGATAGAGATGATACATGCAATCCTGCACAAATCGAAGATTACAATAATAAGAATTCACATTTATATGACACACTAAAAGACTTTTTGGTTGCACATTACACTTGTGGACGAAATGATACAGAGTTTTGGAAGCACATAGATAGTGGAGCAACTAATACAGATTTTACAAAAGCCGTACATGAACTTTGCAAACACCGTGTTCCTAATCATACTCTATTCCCTAGGCACGAAGGTTGTGCAGGTTGGCCACTATGGAGTTACGTTTTGGCAGGCACAGGCAAGTTGAGTGATGATGTTGCTAGAAGAGAACTAGCATACAACCAAGATACAAGATTATCAGATACAGCATACATGTATCATGTTGCTGATCATGATAGAAAAGCACAAAATTTACCAGATAATACAGAATACATAAGGTCTATGCAGTGATAAAAATTTATGGTGATATCATGCTTGATCGTTGGGTCTATGGATCCTGTGATAGAGTAAGTCCAGAGGCTCCTGTAATCGTTATGAAAGAAGACAATTATTCTTACAGTATAGGAGGAGCAGGTAATTTAGCAACAAATTTATGTAGCATAAATGGCAAAGTTGAGTTGTATAGTTGTGTAGCTGGCGATAAAGAAGGTTACAAACTTTTAGATTTGTTGAAGGACACAGCAATTGATAACCATATATCAGTAGATGCAAAAATGACTACTACGAAAACTAGATTTATAGGACAAGGTGGTCAACAAGTGTTACGATGGGATAGAGAAAGATTGTATCAATCAGATAATGTGATAGAAAAACTACTTGACAATATAAAAAAAGATGATATAATATGTATTAGCGATTATGCTAAAGGCACAGTAAAAGCAAATACTGTACAACAACTATTTAGAAAGTGCAAGGTGTTAGTAGACCCTAAACAACATGAATACTTTTATGACGGTGCTTATCTAGTCAAACCAAATATGAAAGAATATAAAAATTGGTTTGGAGAATTCGACGAAATAGATGCTACCAATATTATGCGAAAACATAATTGGCAATGGCTAGTAGTAACAGACGGTGCAAACGGAATGCATGTCTTATGTGAAGACACGAGATACAAGCATTTCAAAGAACCAGCTAATCAAATTGTAGATGTAACTGGTGCAGGAGATACGGTATTAGCCGTTATTGCACATTTTTTAGATAAAGGTAAAGATGTTTTTGAGGCTTGTGAAATTGCCTGCTACGCTTCAGCTAGAGCAGTTGAACGACAAGGCACTACAGTAATTACAAAAAGTGACCTTAAAAAAAGAAGTGTGGTATGGACAAACGGAGTATTTGACGTATTACATAAAGGACATCTCGAACTATTGAAATTTGCAAGTAAACAAGGCGATAGATTAATAGTTGGAATAAACAGTGATGCTAGTGTAAAAAGGTTGAAAGGTGAACATAGACCTATAAACACTGTTGAGGAACGCAAAGCACAATTAGAATCATTACCATGGATAGATCAAGTGATGATTTTCGATGAAGACACTCCTATACAAAAAATAGAAAGTGTTCAACCCGATATAATTGTTAAAGGTGGAGATTATGTGCCTGCAACTGTAGTTGGAAATGAATTAGCAGAGGTTAAAATTTTCCCAACAGTACAAGGAGTAAGTACATCAAAAATAATAGGAAAGATTCAACAATGACAATATTAGAAAAAATAAGTAGCCGATTGCCTGAGTTTTGTTTGAGCCATTGGTTATTCAGAATACCATTAGCAATAGTTTTCATACAACAAGGTTTAGATAAGATCCCTGTTGATGTTGAAACTGCCGAATCGTTTGGATTACCATATCTAGTTTGGTGGTTTGTTGCTTATGGAGAACTTGGCGGAGGTATAGGACTTCTGTTCGGTGGATTAATGAACAATAAATGGTTATCCAACTGGCCATGGATAGGAGATATGGTAACTAGATTCAGTGGCATTGTAATTTGTTGCATTATGACCGGAGTGATATGGATAGGAGAACCTGAAAGTTTTTGGGATGTCATACTTTATGATAACCTACATGTATTTCTGTGGGTTGGTGGTTTGTTTTTTGCATTAAGAGGTAACAGAGTATAATGAAAATTTTAGTTACTGGCCATAAAGGATTTATTGGGAGCCATATGGCCCAGTATCTAATTCATAAAGGACACGAAGTAGAAGGTTTTGACTGGGTAGAAAACGTTGTGCCTACGGTAGAACAATATGATTGGGTAGTGCATTGTGGTGCAATTTCCGATACTACAGAAAGAGATATAGACAAAGTTTGGCGTCATAATTATGAATTTACTATGCGTCTTTTACAAATTTGTGATAACTATCAAACGAACATACAACTTGCAAGTACTGCCGCAGTGTACGGACCAAATAAAAGCTTCAATGAAGAAGATCCTTGCTATCCCCAAACTCCTTATGCTTGGAGTAAATTTTTAATTGATAAATTTTTACTCGACAACGGAATAGATAAATTTAACATGTTGGTGCAAAGCTATAGATATTTCAATGTGTATGGTCCTGGAGAAGGACACAAGGGTGATCAAATGAGTATGATAAGTAAATTTCAAACTCAAGCCGAAACTGATGGAAAAATAAAGTTATTTAAGAACAGTGATCAGTATAAAAGAGATGTTGTCTGTGTCTATGATTTAGTACGAATACAAGAAGAAATGATGCATAAAGATGTAAGTGGTGTGTACAATTTAGGCACAAGCAAGGCTGTAGATATAGAATCGATTGCAAAGCAAATTGCAAAGCACCATAAGGCAAAAATTGAATATATTGATATGCCAGAACATTTAAAAGGCCAATATCAGGAATACACTTGTGCAGATAATGCCAAGCTACATAATACTATACCAATAAGACATTGGTTAACCCTAGAAGAATATTTAAAGGATATTGTAAAAAATGCCGGATAGACTAGAAGGTAAAGTAGAAAAAGGTTGGGGATATGAACTTATCTGGGCAACCAACGACAAATACTGTGGTAAAATTATGGTATTTGAAAAAGTAGGGTCAAAATTTAGTTTACATTTTCATAGAGAAAAAGATGAATCTTGGTTTGTAAACAACGGTAAGTTTCTACTTAGATGGATCGATACCAAAACATCCAAGCTATATGAACAAGAACTGACTCAAGGAATGACTTGGCATAATCCTCCTTTACAACCACATCAATTAGTTTGTATGGAGCCTGGAAGTAGTGTTACGGAAGTAAGTACTGCTGATTCTGTTGAGGATAATTACAGGATTGCTCCTGGAGACAGTCAAAAAGAGCAGGAAGTTAAGCCTGAGCCTCACCCCACTTAATAATCAAATTTGAATTTACACTTGCACCAACAGTCTTATAAACATTAATCGCTAACACGTCTGGACCATTTGGAAAAGTACCTCTTCCACCTAGTGTTGTATTAGTCAATTCTTTCAATAATCCAAGATCCAATGTTGATCTTTCTCCTGGTTGTGCAATGAATGAAAATACTGTTTCACCTGGCTGTGCGTACGGAGGTTGTTGGAACGTAAAGTTAAACAAGTCTCCTGGTGAAAGTGTACCAGTGTAAGCATTGTTAAATGTTACTCTGTAGTATTCTATACCTGATCCGCTTTGATTACCGAATAATAATGGTCCTTCAACATTTGTAACATATGATCCCGCAGGCATTGTTATGTCACCTTGGTTAGTAGGAGCACCTCCTGAGTCA